ACCTTGGAGTCCACCAACAATGCTGGATACTCCCCCTGCTCCGGACGGTTATACATACCGCTGGATTAGAGCAGAAGTAGTCGGTCAAGAAGATCGAAAAAACGTAACCTCTAGGCTCAGAGAAGGCTTCGACCTTGTTAGAGCTGAAGAGCTAGACGGTTTTGAGATCCCTTCACTCGACGACGGAAAGCACGCTGGGGTAGTTTCTGTGGGTGGTTTGCTATTGGCTAAGATACCTAATGAGACGCGTGAGGAAAGAAACTCCTATTTCGAACAACGCGCCCAAACGCAGCAAGATGCGGTTGACAATGATCTCATGAGGGAATCCGATCCGTCCTCTCCGATTTTAAAACCGGAAAGGAAATCAAGCGTAACTTTTGGTGGTGGATCACGCGAGTGACCACTAAACTTTAACTAACAAAATAGGTGACTTATTATGGCTAATAAAGATGCCCCTTTCGGAATGCGCCTTGTTGGTAAATTGGGCTCTGGTGTCGCAAACGGCGGAACAACTGAGTATTCAATTGCCTCTGGAGCATCTGGAAATATCTTTTCAGGCGATGCTGTCAAAATGACTAACACTGGTACTATTTTAGTAGCAGCTGCTGGTGATGAAATATTAGGTGTGTTTAGAGGATGTAGTTTTACTAACAGTGATGGTGAAACTGTATTTTCTTCGCATTTTCCTACTGGGACAGTATCTTCTGACATAGTAGCATTTGTAGAAGACGATCCTGACGCTGTATTTGAAGTACAGTGTGCTGGTTCTTTAGCGCAAACCGATGTTGGCTTAAACGCTGATATTTCTTACACGACTGGTTCAGTAAAAACTGGCATGTCAGCTCTTGAAATATCTGCAACTACAGCGGCAACAAGTGCGCAGCTAAGAATTATGGGATTTTCTGGCGACCCAAGCAACAACGAGCTTGGTTCAGCTAATGTAAATGCTATTGTAACAATCAATGAGCACTTCTACCGTGATAAAACAGGAGTTTAATAATGGCGATTAATAGAGCGCAATTAGCGAAAGAATTAGAGCCAGGCTTAAACGCCTTGTTCGGTATGGAGTATTCAAGGTACGAAGCTGAGCATGAAGAAATTTTTGAAACAGAAACTTCTGACAGAGCTTTTGAAGAAGAAACTCTTATCGTGGGTTTTGGTAACGCTGAAGTAAAATCTGAAGGTAGCGGTGTAAGATTTGATACTGCTAACGAAGGGTACACTTCTAGGTACACACACGAAACAGTTGCTTTGGCATTTGCTCTAACTGAAGAGGCTGTCGAAGATAATCTTTATGACAGACTTGGTGCTAGATACACGAAAGCACTTGCTAGATCAATGGCAAATACTAAGCAAATCAAAGCTGCTTCTGTATTGAACAACGCGTTCAGTACAACTGGTGGTGATGGTAAAGCTTTAATTGCTACAGATCACCCTATGGGGGGCGGTGGAACTTTGGCAAACCGTGCAACAACTATGGCGGATCTTAACGAAACTTCTCTTGAAGATGCTTTAATTAGTATTTCTACGTTTACGGACGATAGAGGTCTAACTATAGCTTTGAGAGGAATGAAGTTAATTATTCCACCACAACTACAGTTTATTGCTGACAGACTTTTACAGTCTCCAGGAAGACCTGGTACTTCTGATAACGACATAAACGCTATTAGAAATATGGGTATGATGCCTGACGGTTATGTTGTAAACCATTACTTGACAGATACTGATGCATTCTTCATCAAAACTGACTGTCCTGATGGTTTCAAACACTTCCAAAGAGCTCCATTAAGCACAGCCTTAGAGGGTGACTTTGATACTGGAAACATGAGATATAAAGCTAGAGAGAGATATTCTTTTGGATTCTCTAACTTTAGAGCAGTTTTTGGTTCTCAAGGTGCATAAAGAACGCAGATTACGACGTTTTTAACTCAATCGTAATAAAATCAGGGGGCTTCGGCCCCCTTTTTTTTCAATTGCTTTCATATATTTACCGTAGTAGAATTTTCTAATAATTAGCTTGATGAGGGCCGGCAACGGTTTCCATTAATACAAACAAAAGGAGTTCATAATGGCTAATCCACACTTCCAAAATTTAATATTATGGGCGGGTAATACTGTTGCAACTGAGCACAAGAAAAACCAGCCTATGTTCGCACCATATCCATCAGACCAAACGTTTTATATGTATCACAATGACTTTTTTACATATAACTCTGGTGATTGGACTATAACAACTACAGAAGCTGGTTCAGGTAGTGCATCTGAAGCAGTTACTTCATCAGCCGGTGGAGCTTTACTGCTTACTAACGCCGCTGGTGATAACGATTTAGACTTCCTTCAATTAAAAGGTGAAGGTTTTAAATTAAGCACTAGTAAGAAAGCATACTTCTCAGCTAGGTTCAAAGTAAGTGACGTAGATCAATCAGACTTCGTAATGGGTCTTGGTATTACAGATACAACTCCACTTGATACAACCGATGGAGTTTTCTTTATTTCAGCAGACGGTGATGCTGGTTTAGATTTCTTAGTTGAGAAAGATAACAGTGCTACCACTACAGAAGATGTTGCGACTATGGCTGATGATACGTTCATTACAGTCACTTGGTTTATAGATCCTGATGCTTCTAAAGTATTTTATTCTGTAAACAATGCAGCACCAGTAGGTGTCGTAAACACAAATCTACCAGACGATGAAGAATTAACAGTTTCTTTTGGTATACAAAATGGTGAAGCAGCAGCTAAAACCATGACTATTGACTACGTTGTTGCAGCAGTAGAAAGATAAGGAGTAAATTATGGCTGATACAGTTACATCTCAAACCATTCAAGATGGCGAAAGAGTTGCAGTCTTAAAATTTACCAATGAGTCAGACGGTACCGGTGAGGCTTCAGTAAAAAAAGTTGATGTTTCTGCGCTTGCAAAAAACAACGCAGGACAGACTTGTACTGGAGTATCAATCGGCAGAATTTATTGGGCGACAAGAGGTATGGGTGTTGACGTGGAATTTGATGCGTCAACTAATGTGTTAGCCATACCTCTACCCGCTGATAGCACCGGTGACGAATACTATGATGACCGTTTTTCAGGTATTCCAAACAATGCTGGATCAGGTAAAACTGGCGATATTGACTTCACTACGGTTGGACACTCAAGCGGCGACGCGTATTCTATAATTTTAGTGTTAAACAAAAATTATGAATAATGGCTGAATATCAAGGCAAAAAAGTAACTCTCAACAGACCTAGAGCTCTTCGTAAAGGAGAGCCTGGGTATGGAAAAAAAAGAAAAGTAGTTTTTGTAAAAGGTTGCAGTAGCGAAAGTTCAAGGGTAAAAAGAATTACTTTTGGCGATGCAAAGCTTGGTATGCATAAAAACAACGCAGCTAGAAAAAAATCGTACTGTGCAAGAAGCAAAGGTATGGGCGGCACTACTGATAGATGCAGTGCTAATTATTGGGCTAGAAGAGACTGGGATTGTTAGATGGCTGAAAAAAGAAGGCAAAGAGCAAAAAGAAAAAAAGTCAAATCAGGCGGTAAGATTTGTCCAGAAGGTATTGCTTGGGCAAAAAGAACGTTTGATAAATATCCCTCAGCTTATGCAAATATGGCTGCATCTAAATACTGTAAAGATCCAAATTACGGAAAAAAATCAAAAAGACAAAAGAAAGCTAACGGCGGTCCAGTTTCAATAAGAGGTCAGGGAATTGTCATGCGTGCGAGGCTTAGATAGTGGGACAATTAGCAGAGTGGCGCAAACAAAACTGGGTTCGTATAGGGACAGACGGTTCAATAAAAGGGCCTTGCGGCACGAGTAAAAATAAAAAAAATCCTGATAGATGCTTACCAAAATCTAAAGCAAATAGTCTGTCGAAAGCAGAAAGAGCAGCAACCGCCCGCAAGAAAAAAGCTGCAGGAGCTAGAGGAACACAATTTGTGGCAAATACGCCAAAAGCAAGAGTAACTAAAAACACAGGAGGAGCCGTGTTAAAAAATAGACAAAAAGCTGACTTAGACAAAGACGGTAAAATTAGTTCATACGAAATGAAAAGAGGCATGGCTATAGAAAAAGCTATGTCTCAACAGAACCGCGTCAAGAAAAAAAATGGTGGGTTTATAGCCAGGGGCTGTGGTAAAGTTATGAACAATAAAAGGAAAGTAACAACTATTTCGTAAGATTATGGCTAAAACAAAACAAGATAAAGAGATTGAAGCTAAACAAAAAGCTAGAGAATCTGCAAAAGTAAGAAAGGACAAACCAGTAGCGGATGAGCGTATTTATTACAATATGCCTAAGAAAAAAACTACTGCTGCCAAAAAAACTACAAAAAAGGCAACTACTAAAAAAACCAGTAAATAGGAGCTAAC